ATGCAGTCTTCCAAGATAGACCGGATCAAATATCTGGTAGAACAACTGAATGCGGCTTCGGAGAGCTATTATGCCAAAGACCGGGAGATCATGAGCAATTATGAATACGATAAGCTCTATGATGAACTGGTGGAACTGGAAAAAGAGACAGGTGTTACCCTGGCGAACAGCCCCACGGTGAATGTGGGCTACGAAGCGGTGGATGAGCTTCCCAAGGAACGTCACGAGAGTCCGATGCTGTCTCTGGGTAAGACCAAAAGCCGGGAAGAACTGCGGGACTGGCTGCAGGGCAACCCTGCAATTTTAAGCTGGAAACTGGACGGACTGACCATTGTGTTGACTTATCGTGAAGGAAAACTTGCAAAAGCGGTCACCCGGGGAAACGGTGAGATCGGGGAAGTTATCACGAATAACGCTCGTACTTTTAAGAATCTTCCGTTAAATATTTCTTATACCGGGGAACTGATCCTGCGGGGCGAGGCGGTTATCACTTACAGTGATTTTGAGAAGATCAACGGTGAGATCGCAGATGCAGAGGCAAAATATAAGAATCCCAGAAATCTGTGTAGTGGATCCGTTCGACAGCTGAATAATGAGATCACGGCAAAACGCAACGTGAGATTTTATGCGTTTACCCTCGTAAAAGCGGACGATGTGGACTTCCACGATTCCAAGGAAGCACAGTTTGCCTTTTTACAGGAGCAGGGATTTGCGGTGGTAGAACATGTGGCGGTGACCGAGGAAAATATCCTGTCAGTCATCGAAGATTTTGAACACAAGATCGAGCATTATGACATTCCCTCCGACGGACTGGTACTTACCTATGAAAGCATCAGCTATGGACAGTCCCTGGGCAGAACTGCAAAATTCCCCAGAGATTCCATTGCTTTTAAATGGGCGGATGAACTTCGCGAGACCACTTTAAAAGAGATCGAATGGAGTGCCAGCCGCACCGGCCTGATCAATCCGGTAGCCATCTTCGAGCCGGTAGAACTGGAGGGTACCACAGTCAGCCGTGCCTCGGTGCACAATATCAGCATATTACGTTCCCTTCGACTGGGGATCGGAGATCACATTACAGTCTATAAGGCGAATATGATCATCCCCCAGATCGCAGAGAATCTGACCGGCAGTGACAACGTGGAGATCCCGAAGGTCTGCCCCGTCTGCGGACAACCTACCGAGATCCGTCAGATGAATGAAGTACAGACCTTGTATTGCACCAATGAGAAATGCCCGGCGAAGGAGATCAAGGCATACACCTTATTTGTCAGCCGTGATGCCCTGAATATCGATGGGCTCTCCGAAGCTACATTGGAGAAAATGATCGATCAGGGCTTCATCCACGAATATGCTGACCTGTTCCGGCTGGATCGTTATAAGGAAGTAATCACACAGATGGAGGGCTTCGGAGAGAAGTCTTATCAGAATATGATAGACAGCATTGAAGCTGCGCGCCATACGACGCTGCCCCGCCTGATCTACGGACTGGGAATCGCGGGGATCGGTGTGGCCAATGCCAAGGTGCTCTGCAGATATTTTGATTATGATCTGGAGAAAATGCAGTCAGCAGACACAGAGACCTTAAGTGCTATCCCCGGTGTGGGAGAAGTGCTTGCCGGGGCATTTACGGAGTATATGTCCGATGCGGAGAACCTGGAACAGATCGAACATCTGAAACAGTTCCTGACCATTGAGACACCTAAGGTGGATGAAAATGCACAGACATTATCCGGTATGAGCTTCGTCGTAACCGGAAGTCTGAACCATTATGCCAGTCGTAACGACTTGAAAGAAGTCATCGAGGAGAGAGGCGGTAAAGTCACCGGCAGTGTGACGGGGAAGACCACCTGCCTGATCAACAATGACATTACCTCGACTTCTTCCAAAAATAAAAAAGCCAAGGAGCTTCAGGTCCCGATCCTGACAGAGGAGGATTTCCTGAAGACTTATAATATTCCTTACGAGGAATAAGTAGACCTGGAGGAAAATGAAATGCCTATTAAGACACAAAATGATCTGCCTGCCAAAGAGATACTGGAGAACGAAAATATATTCGTCATGGACGAATTCCGTGCTCTGCATCAGGATATGCGTCCACTGCAGGTATTGATCTTAAACAATATGCCGGTAAAGCAGGACACGGAGCTGCAGCTGCTGCGTGCCTTGTCCAATACCCCTTTGCAGGTGGATGTGACCTTCATGAATACCAAGACCCATGTGTCATTGAATACCCCTGCAAGCCATCTCAATAAATTCTACACCACCTTTGATGAGATCAAAGACCGCACCTTCGATGGACTGATCGTCACCGGAGCACCGGTGGAAGATATCACCTTTGAAGAGGTGGATTACTGGGAGGAGACCTGTAAGATCTTAGACTGGGCGGAGACTCATGTGACTTCCACCTTGCATATCTGCTGGGCTGCGCAGGCCGGATTCTACCATTATTACGGTATTAACAAGAGACAGCTGCCGCAGAAGCTGTTCGGTGTCTACGAACATAAAGTATCCAACCGGAAAATACCGTTGGTGCGTGGCTTTGATGATATTTTCCTGGCACCGCACAGCCGCCATACCGAGACTCCTTCCGAAGCCATTCATGCCTGTAAGGATCTGACGATCCTGGCGGAATCCGAGAAAGCCGGTGTATTCCTGGCTATCGCAGAGGAAGGCAAGAAAATCTTCGTGGCGGGACACCCGGAATATGACCGTTATACGTTGAACAATGAGTATCACAGAGACCTGGACAAGGGACTGCCGATCCAGGTTCCCTATAATTATTATCCGGATGATGATCCGGAGCAGAGACCACTGTTACAGTGGAGATCCCATTGCAATAACCTTTACAGCAACTGGCTGAATTATTACGTATATCAGGCAACACCGTATGACCTGGCTCAGATCCGGTAACACACGTGGAATATCGTGCGCATTTTGCTACAATAAATTGATAAAAAAATAATAGATATCACTGTTCGTCAAGCTGCCTGTATGGTAAAATACATATCATACAAGCAGCTTTTCATATATTACGAAAGCAGAAAGAATGAGGGAGTACATATGGAAATTAACATTGGTATTATCGCAATCGTCGTATTGGCCATTGCCATTCTGGCCATCCTGGCATCCGGTTATGTGAAGGCATCACCGAACAAAGCCTACATCATCTCCGGTATCAAGAGAGAGCCCAAGGTCCTGATCGGACGTGCCGGCATCAAGATCCCCTTCCTGGAGAAAAAGGATGAACTGATCCTGAAGCAGATCAGTATCGACATCAAGACCAACGGCTATATCCCCACCAAGGATTTCATCGGTGTAGATATTGACGCCGTGGCTAAGGTCAGAGTCCTGACCCAGAGAGATGTCACCGTGAATGCCAAAGGGGAAGTAGTGGCAGGTGCCGATTCTAATAAGAGGATCACCACCGAGATGGCTAACGCAGCCATGAAGAACTTCCTGAACATGAACGAAGATCAGATCCGCGATGCGCTGACCGATTCCTTACAGGGTAACATGCGTGAGATCATCGGTACCCAGTGCCTGAAGGAGCTGTGTAATGATCGTAAGACCTTCGGTGACGAGGTTCAGGCGAAGGCGCAGAAGGATATGAATGCCCTGGGTATCTGGATCGAGTCCTGCAACATCCAGAAGATCGAGGATGAGAACAACCTGATCACTGCTTTGGGACAGGATAACATGTCCCAGATCCAGAAGGACGCTTCCGTAGCAAAGGCACAGGCAGACAGAGATGTGGCCATCGCCAGAGCACAGGCGCAGAAGGATGCCAATGATGCACAGGTCATCGCAGAGACCGAGATCGCCCAGAAGCAGACCGAACTGGCGATCAAGAAGGCTGAACTGAAGAAAGAATCTGATATCAAGAAGGCAGAAGCCGACGCAGCATATAAGATTCAGGAAGAGGAACAGCGTAAGACCGTGGAGATCACCACAGCGAACGCGAACCTGGCCCGTCAGGAGAAGGAACTGGAATTAAAGGAGAGAGAAGTATCCATCAAGGAGAAAGCTCTGGAAGCTGAGGTCAAGAAGACCGCAGAAGCGAATAAATACGCAGCACAGCAGAAGGCAGATGCCGAGCAGTACGAGAGACAGAAGAGAGCGGAGGCAGAACTCTTCGAGATCCAGAGACAGGCAGAAGCTGAGAAAGCAAAATCCGAGGCAGAGAGATTCGCCAAGGAGCAGGCGGCAGAGGCAGTCAAGGCAGCCGGACTGGCAGAGGCAGCCGCTGTAGCAGCCAAAGGTAAAGCAGAAGCAGAAGCCATCCAGGCGAAGGCAGAGGCAGAGGCAGCCGGTATCCTGAAAAAAGCAGAAGCTATGAAGCAGTACGGCGACGCTGCAAGACAGCAGATGGAGCTGGATACCTTGAAAGTATACTTCGAGCAGCTGCCCAAGATCGCCGAGGCTGTGGCCAAGGGCTACATGAACGTAGATTCCATCAAGATGTTCGGCGGTGATTCCAGCAAGCTGGCAGGCGATATCATGACCACCGTGACCCAGGTCACCGACGGCATCAAAGAGTCCACCGGACTCGATATCAACGAGATGCTGGCAAAGGGCTTCGCCAAGGAAAAGGCAGAAGATACAAAGCCTGTAGAGAAGAACGACACCGGTAACGATTATCAGGAAGTATAGAGCCGGAATAGAGCTTGCGATTCGGAATAGTACTTGCCATACGGAATAGTGCTTGTCATAAATGATATATTGTCATAAACTGAGGGTATAGAGACGGAAATTTAGTCTCTGTACCCTTAGTTTTTATGCTTTGCGGGAAAGCATGCTTTACTCCTGCACAATTTTGAAGAGAAGGGCACAGACACCGCCGTAAGCTCAATCTGTGCCCACGAAAAAGAGCGAGAAGGGCACAGACACCGCCGTAAGCTTAAGCTGTGCCCACAAAAAAGAGCGAGAAGGGCACAGACGCTGCCGTGAACTCAATCTGTGCCTACGAAAAAGATCGAGAAGGGCACAGACGCCGCCGTAAGCTTAAGCTGTGCCTACAAAAAAGAGCGAGAAGGGCACAGACACCGCTGTAAGCTCAATCTGTGCCCACGAAAAAGATCGGGAAGGGCACAGCAGCCGCCGTAAGCTCAATCTGTGCCCATGGAAAGGAAAAATATAATATATGACAACAGCGGATGCAAAAGCTACACAAGAAGCAAAAGAATTATTGGAATACCTCAAAAATACAGCGGGACAGCAGATCATCACCGGTCAGCACACCCAGACCATCCCCTGTGAGGAGATTGCCTATATCCGGCAGACCACCGGAAAAGAGCCAAAGCTGCGCGGTTTTGAACTGCTGGCGTATTCTCCGAATATCAATTATGCAGACGCTTCCCCAGAATGCCTGAAGGAAGTGGAAGAGAATAAAGGCACGGTAGAGACCGCCCTGCAGTGGGCTAGAGCGAACCGCCCGGATAAAGTGAACGACACGGGTACAGAGAACAGCACAGACTATGCCACCGGCGGTATCCTCACCTTCAGTTTCCACTGGTTCTCGCCCTTAGGCGGCAGAGACAAAAGCTTCTACACCGAGCATACCGATTTCGATGCGGCTAAAATACTGCAGGAAGGAACTCCGGAAAGAGCCGCCTTCTATCATGACATGGACGCGATCGCCGGGATCCTACAGCAGTTTCAGCAGGAACACATCCCCATCCTCTGGCGCCCCTTCCACGAATCCTACGGAACCTGGTTCTGGTGGGGAGCGAAGGGCGCGAAAGTCGCAAGAGACTTATACCGATTGATGTTCGATTATTATACCGGAGAAAAGAACCTGCATAACCTGCTCTGGGTCTGGAACAGCGATATAGAGGAAGCCTATCCCGGAGACGAATACGTGGATGTAGTATCCATAGACGTCTACCTCCCGGAGTATCAGTCCACAGACTATGCTGATGCCTATGAGAAACTGGTGGCAGCCACCTCCCATGACAAAGTGGCTGCCCTGGCAGAAGTGGGATACCTTCCCGATGTGGATCTCCTGCAAAAAAGCAGAATCCCCTGGGCCTACTACATGACCTGGTCCAAGGAATTCTGCATTGGTGAAAAATATAACAGCGTGGAAAATCTGAAGAAAATGTACGACAGTGAATACGCGGTGACACTGTAAAAGCCTATTTTATAAAAAATTGAGAATTGCAAGTAATATTTAGACACATATTCATTTTTGTTAATTGTGCACAAAAGAAGAGTACTTTTAGAAACCGGATCAGGCGCTAAAAGTACTCTTTTATTGTGCAGATTTACAACAGCTTTTGCATAATCTGTTTTTCTGTCAAATTTTTGGTACAGATTTTGGTACCATTCCTACCCCCTCATAAGACTATCTAAGTAATCAAAATACGATTACTAAGATAGTCTATATGTCCCCCGCCCATCTCCCCGGGGGACAAAAGAAAAAGGGCATCAAAAGAAAAGGCAAGTTTTCATTGCCTATCATCAAGTACCTGGTTAACCTACAAGATCAGCAGCAGACAGACCGTTAAACTGTCTCCTGGGGTAATGATTCATCCAGTCCTGGATAGCTTGTATCTCTGCCTTTGAATACAAACCGATATCATCACCTTTTGGAATCCAACGCCTGATAAAGCGGTTACTGTTTTCATTTGTGCCACGTTCCCCGGAGCAGTACGGATGGCAGAAGTAGACCGTTGTGCGGTTCTTCTTGGTTCTGCAGCTTCTTTCGATAGACTGCCAGTCCGCAAATTCCATACCATTATCACAGGTAATTGTCTTAAACTTTCCCCGGAATGCCGGAGTACCTATTTTTCTTTCGTACTGATCCAGTGCCTTGATCACAGATTTTGCAGTTCTGTCCTTAATCTTAAAAATCAATTCATTACGCGTTTTTCTTTCAGACAGCACCAATAGACATGTAAGATCATCCCTGGAACTATAAACTGTATCCATTTCCCAGTGACCATATTCTTTACGCTCCAGGATCTCCTTGGGTCTCTCTTCGATAGATTTTCCACGTTCAAATTCTTTTCTTTTCATCTTATACCTTTTATCCTTTTTCGGTCGGGCATAAGGCAGACTATTCACCGTTACACCCTTGATCCGGTGAGCATAGACATAATTGTATATGCTCTTCACGCATAACTTGTGATCCGGGAGCGCATACAGTGCAGCTTCCGGACTATACTTTTTATTCAGGATCAAAGCAGCTACGTCAGAAAGAAAAGGATCATCAGCAGATAATTTTCTTTTCCGACCTCTACGGCTCATATTTTCCTTATGGATCCGCTGTCCTACATCATAACCATAGCGTTTTTCATCCTGCCACAACTTACCCCTTGCAATAAAAGTACCTCTTTTAATTTCATTGTAGACAGTAGCTCTGCAGCATCCAATCATCTCCGCAATCTTTGCTACCGGTGTCTTTTCCTGGTGTAACTTTTCAATCAGGTATCTGTCTTTCTCCGTTAGGTATTTCATGACTGAACCCCCTTTCATACTTCGAGGGTATCAGGATCACAGATATATTTATCAAGGTTAAAATGAACAGCTGCGCTGACCTTAATAAATATATCTGATCCTGATAGTCCAGTCATTCGGGATACGGAAGGAAACTTTTCAAAGGTCACTACGTTCCCAATGAAAAGAATTAAACACCCCAAACCCCTCAAGGGGCTTTTTTCTTCCTGGTCTTTCCGGTACATCTCCTTTTCAATTCATTTCCGGTATGTCTTGTGCATCAGTCTGAATAATAATTTTTCACCTGGTCCAAGTAAAGAACCGTAAAAATTCAAAGTAATGAATTTTTATCTAACTATAAAAATCGAAAAAATGATTTTTATAGTTTTCTTGACTTTTTCCCAGGAGAAAAATTTTCCATTATTCAGACGCCCAAGACAGATATACCGAAAACGAATTTATAAGAAAAGGAGATGATAGAAGCAGAAAGACCCAGGAAGAAAAACTAAAACCAACAACCCAGAGCAGAAACCCAAAAACGTGATAGGCTCCGCCGGAGCCGGGAAGGTGACAAAATGAAGAAAGCTAAAAAAGAAAATTATAGGATCGTAACAGAAAGCGGAAAACAGTTATTTAACCAAAATTACACAGAAGCAGGAGCTAACAGAATATGGGAAATGTACAACGGAATATACACCGATGACAACGGAAACCAGGAATATATCTACGTAGAAAAAATATAAATAATTGCTGACCTATCGGCAGGACGGGGAGAAAGAGGAGCAACATGACACAACAGGAACTTGAAATCAAATGCGAATTTTTAGAAAAAAGACTCAAAAGGATTTATGAGATATGTAGTCAATATCCTGATGATATAAATGGAGCCAGAGCTATAGGGGAAATAGAAGCAAACTGTGACCCGGATATATTAAAATTTTACAATTGACACAAAATAGAGATTAGAACATTGACAAACTGAGAAATAAAAGAAGAGGGGCGCAAGCCCCTCTAAACTTTTACACCATAATTCTTACGGAACCATTCCACGGAATCATCAAATGGCAACCATCTATTTTTCAAAAAATCATCATATCCCTTATAATCAAACTGCGATCCGTCCCGGAACTCTTTGATCAGATTAAACCGTCTACAAAAAGCATTCCAGGTACTGGCATCTTCTGATTGAACAGTTCTATAAAGCTGGTCAAAAGAAATGTTACTTGTAAAATATATGTGCGTGAAGCAGGCTTGTTTATTATTATATCTACACGGCAGTTCTAAAGGGTAAATATCCAGCCACTTAAGTAATATATTAATATCAAAATCGCAAGCGCGAAAATCATCAAACAAAATAACATCTTGCCCCTTATATCCATCCCAGGGGTTCCGGTTATCAGTCACGCGATACACTTTATCGTATCCACCATATAACTTATATACACCGGAAGTCTTGCCACTTCCTGGATCACCGAACCAGTATTCCACATGCATCTCACGAACTATATTCTTAAATTGTTCATACCGGAGTATTTCCCGGCATCGTTCGACCTTTTCCAGCTGCATCATATAGTTCGGATTATCTTCCAGGATCTCATAATTACTTTTTCCCTCTTTGATCATATCATACAGAGCAGTGAGATCATTTCTCTGACCCTGGCGTTCTTCCGGAACTGTTCCGAACTCTTCAAAAGTATTAACAAGTTTTGTTTCTTCCTTGTCTGTGCCTTTCCATTTTCCGTCTTTCATCAGGTATTCACGATTTTCGGCAACCGTTCCCATCATCTTTTCAATGTGAGCCGGAGGAAACAGCTTTTTTAAAGTTTGAAAAAGTAAAGGACTAGTACGATAAATAATTATATGAGTATGTAAAGTACTCCCCATTTCATCACACATTGCCCAATATTTCACAGACTTCAAAGAATCAATACAATCCTTTATTTTTTGGTGATTAAAACCATAGTCTAAAGGATTATTGATAGTAATATTCCATTTCCTGCAAGTCTTAGTACCACTCATGTGCATTCTCCAAAATTATACAGAAGTTATATTTTATACATCATTTATACAACCCCTTTGTATAAAATAAATCCAGTAAATATCATTGTTTGAAGCCAATTTATACATTATACAGAAGTTGCCTAGGGGTAATACTAACCCTAGGCAACGCCCTTGACGGCAGGAACCCGGCACCGCGGGACCTTTGCGCCCAAGGACGCGCCCCGCTTCGCTTGTGGGCGCTGTCCCTGGTCACAAGGCTAACCGGGTGCCCCCTACCGTAAAGGGTGAAGTGCACGTTGCTAGTCATCATCAAATTCTGATTCAAAATCATCCAATTCCTTTTTAAGCTTCTCATGATCAGATCGCAACAAAGCCAGATCCTGCCGGATATCCTCAAAATCAGATTGCCGACATTCAGAGTACAAGCACATAGCACAACAGGAAACAACAGTAAAACAAACACAAATAACACAAGCCAAAGTCATATCAGGCACCGCCTTTCTTCCTGGGACACCAACGAGGAGTATATTTACAAGGAACAATACTATCATTCCACCCGGTATAACCAATAAAACCAGGCATAGACCGAATATCACGATCAGAAAAATACTGCGTGATATAATCTTGATCCGGATGCTCACAAAAACAGCTTTTTCGATTACCATACCGGGAACGATAAAGTTTACAATATTCACATTCAGAGCATTTTATTTTATCTGCCATAACATACCTACTTTCTCAGTTTTTTGCTAGCACGTCTTAATTTCCTGGAGGGATTAACTATACCTTCAATATTCACAGGGTTATTCCGCTGCAGATCAAGGATCTGTTCTTCAGTTAACATGTCACCTTCCTTGCATGACTTCGTAAGATTGCCAACGCAAGCAAGGGTATCATATGCACTAAAAGCAGAATCCTTGATAAACCAGCCGAAACGCCTTTTCGGTTTAATCAGCGTAGGATCAGAAGCATTTTCCAGGTCAAAAGCATCATACTGTTCATGCACCATGATTCGCCAAACCTTATTGCAAGTATAGACGTAGCCGGTCACCTGGCGAAGCAGAGCATCTACATGATTAAACCTCTGCGATGTATAGATCAGGCTGATATGATGGTGACGACAGGTCAAAAGCGTATTCAGAAACAGAGGATCTATATTGCTTTTGAAACTCCGGGAATTAAGCTGTACTGAAAATTCATCACCCAGCACAATAGTGCAGGTCAAAGTATCGTTCTTTTCATCCACGGCACGCATACGATCAGCAACAGCCACGATCTGCGCCATAGATACAAAATCCTCATAAGGGATAGCCAAAGATACATTAGAGATAATATGTATCTTCTGGGTAACCCACTTATTACGGTAAAAGTCAAAAATTTTCTCGTCATTGTACCGCTTATATAAAGACACAACCTTATGCACTGCAGATAATGTTTTACCTTTTCCGAACAATCCAACATAGCAAGAGATCGTACCAGTAGCGCATACATTCCAACAGCGATAACGGAAATACTTATACAGATCAACCACGGCATACCACACGGAACTGATCGGATGCGTCACAATGACACGGACACAGACCGACATGATGCAGGCAAATACAATAATAAATAATAACAATTCAAGCATACGATCACCGCCCAACCTTTAAGCAGTTAGCAGCTATGGAGCTGATGCTTTCAAGAACCATACAGAACACAATCAGACCGACCACAACAGCCGGAGTAAATTCATTCGATCCGTTACAGATATAATTAATAATGTTTTCCATTCTTCATAATCTCCTTTGCATAACGACAACTATTAACCAGGTAACACATTTTGCACCGCTGGACATCATCCCCGGCACGGATCACACGACAGCCAATAAGATCATGACAATGATTATCTTCATTGATGCATGATCCTTTTAACCTGCAGGTAAAATTAGCACATGGACTCATCTGTCTAACACATCCTTTCTGCCATCCAGGCTGCGACCAGTCATATTAGCAACCGCAATTTTTATACGCTTAATTGCCCAAAAAGAGAGCAGCAGAAAAATAATGGTATCCAATCTGTAATTTATCGCCGTAAAATAAGGCTCAAGATCGTCTGCAGATAAATTCTGTACTTGTACTTGTTCCGTCGCAGGTTCCGAAACAGCGACAGTAAAAGGGATATAATTACCATCGCTATCCATAACGTAGACATTTGTTCCGGGCTCTCCTGGATCCACGGACTCAGTAGGGGATTCTTCCGCAACAGATCCGGCATCTTGTACCAGATCGGATCCAGAACTAGCGCTATCGGATAATACAGGATCATCAGTTCCAGGAACATACACGGAAGATCCCTGATCATCATTTTCAACAGTTTCAACAGTCTCGATATTTTCATATTCATTCATTTTAACAACCTTTCTTGATAGAAGTCCCGGTGTATGGTAGGATAAAGAAAAACACCATACGGAGGGGAAAACAATGAGCGTCAACGATATTATCTTTGCATCTTTAGGAACAGCACTTTTTATAGGATTAATTATATTAATTCTAATTTGGTTGTTTATTTATACTGCAGTAAAGGCAGCTACAAAAAATGCAATAAAAGAAGCTTACAGAGATATTAAACTTATGCCGGAAATAAAACATATTACACCGGAAGAAGAACTAAAAAAGGAAATGGAAGGCTGGAATTAACGAAAAGTTCTAAAAAGAATGTATAAAAATATAAAACCAACCAAACCATAAATAATAACATTAGCTAAAGTAAAATGATAACCGTCTATATTAAGATCAATAGAGAGAACACGGATACAAAAATCAATAACAAGCTTTAATTCTTTCAAAGTGATCACCTACCTATAAACCTACAAACAATGACAGCACCAATAGCAACAGCAATAAGACCAATAAGCCAAGGCGGTAAAAAACCAAACACAGCAGCCACCATAGATGGAAATTGACCCAACATAGTACCAAAATTTTTCAATAGGTCAAAGAAGTTCATGGTGGCATTTTCCAAACTGGAATAATCATAATTATTTTTCGGCACAGCATCTAAATCATTTCTTGAATTTCCGCCATTCTCGAGATCAGATAATTCATCATCAGTTAATCCTTTATCTGACTGATTTTCAGAATACATATTATCGAGATCATCAAGCCTAGAACCTGACGAGCCGTCAGAATCAGCAAGATTATTATAAAAATGTGTCCATTTAGAATACTGAATACCGCCATTTTCATCATAGCGAAAATACCTAACATATACCTCATATCCATTAAATAAAGAATAAGGCTGCTTTAGTAACATCTTCAAAGTTTCTAAAGCATCACTATACCCAGTTATTTTATTAAAGAGATTATAAGAGCCACCAATATAATTTCTATCATCAACCGGATACGATGAAAGCAAATTATCCCAGGACGATTTACCCAAAACATCAAACTGAAATCTTCCAACAGAAGAACGATTATCTGAAACAGAAACCCAAGTGGAAAGATTATTTTTTAATAAAGTAGAATACTTATATTTCCAAACTAATTTATCACGGTATAAATCAAAATCATTAGTGGTATACCATCTACCTTTCATTTCAAAAAAATAATCACTCTGAGCATTATTAAATTCAAAATAAGAAAAATCAGATTCAGTAGGATTACCATTAGCAGCTTCATGAAGTACTATTACAGGTCTTTCCATATCAATTGAAAGTTCACCTTTTATATAAGGAGCATCAATTCTATCAATACTACCGTCCTGATTAAAATAAACATACGAAGGTTCACCGTGGTAAAAATCACCCCACGCACCTAACCCGGCTTGCCTATAACATGGTGTAATTCTTATGTACCGCAGAAACCAATTCTCATTATCAGGTTTCAGACCTGACACATCAATCGTCAACGTTTTATCCGCAGTAGCAAATTCATCCGGGTATGCATCCGCCTGCTTTATTGTGTCCTGCGCTTCCTTATCCGCAAAGTAATAATTTACCCGTACATACTCCTCAACTTCCTGATCCTTAAGATAGCTCCGCTCCGTTGTTCCAGTCCAGGTAGCTGTCATTTTATTGTTTGCAGTGAATCCGGTAAAAGCATAAGCCGTATCTTCAAAGTCTGGGTTTTCAACAGAGCCACCGTTAATAAGACCGGAAGTATCACCATTAATACAATAGTTATACATGGAATCGACAGAATCGAAAAAAGGTATAGAAAATGTATATTTAAAACCTTTTACATGTGCAGAAGTATAATCTTCGGGTACATACCACATTTCTATTGTATTTGTAGAACCTTCAATATCTACAAAGGAGCCGTCCTTTTGTTCGCGATGATCTAAACCAGTAATAACATTAGATGAAAAATAAAATCGAAAAGGAATGTTTTTAGAACC